TGTACTACGACGGCTTGCGCTATTTTGGGGTGCCGAGCACCTATCGCCGGAATGTCAGGGTGATTGATTATGTCAGTTTCGTGTGTCTTAGCAGAATCTAAAACTACAGTGTAGCGCTCGGTGAACTTATACTCCTTAACCTCTCGCAAGAGGTTGTTTCGTACAAGCATCACCTCGCCGCTTCGTTCTTCGTGTTTCGTGACTTTAATAATCGCCATTTTACGGGACTCCGAGAGAGCGCAAAATCAAGTTGCCAAGTGTGTTCAAGCCATTGAGAGCATTGAGTTGCTCTTCTTCGGTGAACTTAGCAGCTTCGAGCGCGTTGGCAATTCGGGTCATGGGATCTCTACTGCGCAAGTCTCGCTCTTGCTGACTTTGAGCAATCATAGTCTCGGTGTCAACTGAGTTAAACCGAAACGCTTGAGGCAAGCCTAGTGTAGTCGAACCACTGCGCTGTTCAAGGTCAGAAATTGCTCGGGCCATAGTACGCAAAAAAGTACCAGTTGGGAGCAAGTTTTGCACAGCATAAGCTTGTCGTGCGCTCTGAGCAAACGCCTCCCGAGGAGTTACATCTTGCTCAATCATCTTGCGCGCTTGTTCAGTCAACACTTTCATCTGAACAATAATCAACTTAAACTCGCGGTCAAGCTTCTGCATATCAAGGAACGCATTAAGGCCGTTCGCTTCAATAATGCGCAATGGTCTTCCGTCGTCTTTTTGGTTTTTCTGAAAATCAATAGGTACCTTAAACTTCTCAATTATTTTTTCTTTTTCGTCTGCGCGTACTCTAGCAGCGTCAATGTTTTTGTCAAGAAACTTCAACATTTTAGAAAACACGTCTTCAAGATCTTTAATAAAACCACCAATTTGTATGTCTAATGGCGGTATTACAAAGAATTTAACAATCTTTAACAACGACAACGTCATTGATTGGATAGTATCGACAAGGAGGAAAGCAGCTCGATTTATTGCTACTTCGATTCTAAGTACACCAGCAACAATGTCAAGCACCCCGTTATAGAGAAACTTGAGACTGTTGATGATAACAGTAACAAGTTTAACTACTGCATCAACCCAGCTTCCACCCTCACCAACAAGATTAACGCGCAGATTATCAAGTGCAGAACCAACGATATCTGCTGCTTGTACTGCAAACTTAATGAAAGCGTTTCGGAATTCAGTTGCAAGGATGTTGAACTGAATTGTCGCAAAGCGCATTGTGTCGATTTCAGTGTCAGTTGGCATCTTCATATTCATAGCCAACCGCGCTTGCTTGTTGAACTGCTCAGGCTGGTTGAATTTCTTGGTGATAGCCAATACGTCATCACCAAAAATTAGCAGCGCTTTTGAGTTTCTCTCTATTGGGTTTTTAATTGCAGTAAGCCCAGACACAACTTTCATCATCGCGTCATAAAACGTGTTTTCTCCCTTAACGTCATCTAATTTCTCGATTAGCTTAGGAGCAGAACCAGTAACACTAAGGATCTTGCGCGCTACAGCATCACCGCTTCTTGCACGCAAGTTTAAGTCGGCGAGATTTTGTAGCGCGTTTTGCGCCTTGTCAGCGTCATCACCAAGTGCAGATACTGCACTTCGAAATACTGAGAGATATTCAGCGCTTGCTCCTACTTTAATAGCAGCTGTTTGTACAGCGACAATGCTGTCAAACAACGCGGTGAATGATGCCGCGATTTTGTCGATACCGAAGTAAGCGCCAATTGACGCTATTGCAACAAAAGCAAGTCTGCCAACACTTGCGATCTTCGCCATAGTGCGCTGAGTACGAGTGCTTACAGCCTGCATTGCTTCGATGTCGCGCGTTCGTTTTGTTACCGGACGCGCAAGGTTTTCGTAATAGTTCGTACCTTTTGTAACAGTTTTTGCTGCTGCTTTTGCGTTACTTGCTAGCTTAGAAAACATGCTAGCAGATTTTTCAAAATCCTTGTAGCGCGCTGTAACAGTAAATGAAGCGTTTTTACTGATTCCCATGAGGCACCTGGCCTGTATGTAGTATCAACAAGGTTTGCAGCGCGTTACTGATACTCTCTGAATCTTGTGATTTGTTGTTAAACACTTCCTGTCGCATTTCTGAACGGGAAGGTAACACTGTCGGTTTCGGCGCTTGAGACGACATAAACGATTCGACTAATGTAGCAATTTTACCAAGCAACAATTCTACCCGCTCCAACGGGGTGAGCTGGAGCGAGTAGAATTTGCGCAGCTCGGATATCTCCGCGCTATTAAACATTTTTATTAGCAGCTGATGAGGGATCAGAAAACCTTCAGCAATCCTGCTGATGTCTTCCTCTCCCGGGGTTAGTTTCCCTGAGATTCGTCTTCTTCGTCTTCTGTAGTGACACCATTAAGACGAGCGCTGACTTCGAAAATCTTCTCGATAATTGAAGCATCTTTGCAAGTTTCCATCAGCTCCTGTCGGCTACCAAACATCAGCGCTTGCTGATTCTCTCCAGCAACGAGAGTCCGCCAAACAAGTTCAGGGCGCTGTCGCTCCATGTAGAGTTTAACTTTGCCTTTCGAGTAAGTCGCGATTGACTTCTCGTAAGCCATCCGCTCCTCGCCATTCATCGTACGCACATGGACAAACTGGCCAGGAGCGATTTCGACTTTCTCGAATTTGGTTTGGCTAGCAAGCGCAATAAAAGCTGTTTTGTCGATGAACATTGTAGATTATTCCTTGTTGAGAACATTCTGGTACAACGGGGCCGAATCACCAACATTGATGTTGGAGGAGTTGGCATTGGGTGCGCCACCAAAGGTTGTAACGCGCACAACAGAGTCTACACCCGGCGGGCCGAAAATAGGGTCAGTATTTCGCCAGGGCGCATAGTTTATCGGAATCGGTCGGTAAATGACAAAACTTGTAACCAGCAAAGTTACAGTACCGTTCCATAAGTTGTTTTCTTCTGCAGTCTTGTTTATTGACTGAATCTGAGCGCGGAATGTGTACTCCCACCCTGAATTGCCTCTGAATGACCAGTGACAATGCTCGTCCATTGTGTACCAATAAACTAAATGCGGGTGCGCAATTTGTCGCGCAACATTTGGGTGGTTTGCATCTGGAATTACTCTCGTGGGAACTTTGTTGATTGTTAGCGTGATCGGTTGAACGCGCTTTGTGCCAGCGTATTGTTGCGACCAATAATACTGTGGCTCATCAATTACAGGCACGTTTGGCCCTTGGTACAACTCTGTAGCGTCGATTTCTCCAACCCGATCAAGGTTGAAGTCTTGGATTCCCTTGAATCCAAACAAGCGCCGAAACTGAGTGTCGTTTCTCCCGGCGGCGTATGCGCGCCAGCCTTTCGTTAGTTCGCGCTGCGATATTGCGTTTGTGGCGGTCATGGTTTAGCCTCATAATGGAAGTATTGGAGCAAGAACGCAAGAGTAGCAAACTTGTACCCTTTTGCTTCGAGTTCTACAGCAAGTTCAACCCCTTCTTCGTCTACGTCAACATCAAGCCATTTGTAACCGTGCGCTCCGTATTCAACAGCGCGCTGGTCTTGATAAGCTTCGAATGTTAACGTGTGAAGTTTTGATTGAACATTGCGAACAACAGAGCTTGCTTTATCAATGACAGTTACTGCGTACAGCGCATCTTTATGCCCGCTGGTACCGGAAAGCTCCAGGGAGGCGTAAGTGTCTGCGCGCAGTTGATACACTATGCAAGGGTACTTCTGCCGGTTTTCTTCGAGCTGTTGATATGCTTCTAAGTGGTAAACAGCTTTTATGCTATTGCCTAAGCGCTTTTTTATTATATCAACAAGTATCATATCATGGGTCATAATAGCCCCTTTACTTTTGCTTTCTTAGCGCCAAGCTCGATGCCCTTATATGCAGCATATAGCACACGCGCTCGCTGTGATGCAAGCAAGCGCTCAAGGTCAATATACTTTGGCTGTGGGCCAGAAGTACGTGGGTATTTCTTAGGCAAGCTCGGATCAACCCTTCTATGATACGGAGGTTGTCGGAGCAACTGCTTCGCTTTCTTGCGCCCTCCTGTTAAAAAGTGCGCATACTTGTGGCTTATCTGTCGATTGCCCCACTTGTCAAACGCAACTTGCTTACTCTTAAAACCGACAATCATAACCATAGTTTCTGTTGAACGATAAAAGCGAACACGATAACTTACTGACGTATACAGCAACCCTGTCTTAAAGTGTTTCGATACAGCTGAGCGTAAAATGCGCTTGCTCACGTTAGCAATTTTTGACATCATTGTGCGCAATACAATGATTTTCGTGGTTCCTTTATATCCCTCTATTTGCTGCTTTACTGATTGGTATATGTCAGTAAGATCAACTCGAAGTTTCGCATGCATAGAAAAACAGCTCCCGGTTCATGTTATCAGGTGATAAGATAGGAGCTACTTCATAACGTACCCATTTTGCGCCGTTGTACCAATAGATGCGGCTTAAAGGTTTGATTGTGCTATTGAACCACATGGAGAATTTGTGAGTTACTTGCGGAAAAATCCCGCGAGCAACTTCAAGTTCCTTGCCTAATACTGGCTGAATAGCTGCGCGTGTCATGTACCCATGATCTGGTGGGTTACTATCAAGATACGTGTATACAGTATCTCCTCGGGCGTCGAGCGCAAGTGTGGGAGTATAGATGTACACGACATGTACTAATTTACCTGGCTCCATTTTTACCACCACCAAGTTGCTTGGCGCAATAATGCACTGATACCATGAGGAATTTCTTGTTGTAATGCGCTTGTTGCAGCAATGCGTTTGTCATACCACAATGCAACAAGAGCGCGCAACAAATGACGAATGTATGGCGGGCACTGATTAACAGGCCAACCAGCATTTACAACAATCGTTACATTAGCAAAACGTAACGGATTGTTAAAAGGCCAAGGAAAATTGGGCGCTGGGTAAACAACTGTTCTGCCATCAAAAGCTTGCAATTGCAAGTTTGTTGCTGGGATAGTTGCATTGTTTCCGTTAGTGTCGGTGTAATCAATGCGCACAATTGATTGAACCGGATTGATCGGTATAAGTATACCGACATATCCAGCAACCAGGTTGTTTAATGAAGTCATGTAAATCGGGAACCGATCAATACTGATCGTACACTGTCGCTCTACGAGACTTCTGTGGGTATGCTCTTCAACATAGTTGATTGCGCTGTCAATCAACTCGTTGATATACTCGTCATCTGCATCAGCGCCAACTTGCCATAAGTGGCGCTTAGCAGCTGCAAGTGTCAATGGGCGCAAGTTGTTAGGAATTGCGCTCCGCCTTGTCGCCCATGACACGTTCATTTTTAATTCTCCGAACTTTCGCCAGGATCAGGGGTTAAAGGAATTTCATACACTTTGGTTTTTGCATCTCGGCTGACAACTACTGCCGCCGGTTCACCCTCTTCGGGTTTGGCAATGAGCGCCTTTGCAAGTTCGAGGTGCTGTGCCATGTTATAAACCCTCCCCGTAAGCAAAATCATACGGGGAGAAGCATACAGCTCATTCATCTTTATTAGCATGTTGAATTTTCTCTCGGATTTCTTGCGCTTGCTTGAAAGCCGCAAGTTGGAACTCTGGAACGAAAATCATGAGCAAAACGGACATCAGAAGGTTCTCAAGCCAACCTAAAAACCAAACCCATCCAAACGATTTTACTGTTTGAATGCGCTCAGCTTTTGCTTGAGCAACAGTCCATTTCAAGTTAGTGCTGTTAACTGCTGCTTCGGCTTTCCGTAATGCTTGTAATTTGTCGCGCACGTCAAGCTCGTGCGCAACAATTTCACTTGTGGTTTTCCCGGCTGGAGCTGTGACAACGTCTTCGTACTCGCGTTGCGCATACGAATGAACAATTTGTGCTTCTTTGGCTTTTGCCGCAGCTTTAGCTGCTGCCCGCATGGCCAATTTCAAGCGCGCTACCCGGAAACCGACAGTTATCATGATTTCTCCAAATTAGACGACTTTCATACGCGCAAACGCTTCCCCACCAGGAGAAGCGGGCATGCCGTCAATCTCGCTCATTGCGATCACGCCTACTTGCGCGGTCCGAGCGAACAGTTGATCAAGAACCTTAAGCGGCATCTGTCGGTTGGTAACTGTCATATAATACGACAAGTCACCGTACAAGCCGACATAAGAACCTGCCGTATAAACACTCGGATTGAACTCTGACAGCAAAACGGGAGATTGCAATAACGTGTCAGGCTGGTTCGGGAAAGTCGATAGGTTAAGCAATGGGCGGTTTTGGTTGTCAACCAGTTTCATCAAGCGCTGCATCCCTGTCCGGTGCATCAACCACACTGCGCGAGAGTGGTATTGAGACTTTAAGGAATACTTAACGTCAACAAGCGTCGGATAACTGAGCGCAGGAGGGACATCGATATCACGGCTTGTTGGAATACCACGAGTTGATGCCGTGTACAATCCAAGAGGCCGACCAGTACCGTTGCCCACGAAGATCATGGATTCTTTCGTGCGCGCCATTGCGTATGCAATACGGTTCTCGATGATGCCCATCGGGGTAAGAGAAACACCGTTGTTGTCGTCACTTGATAAGAAACTCTTTGGCTGAATAGTATTCAAAAACTGTTCAGTGACAAGTATCATCTTGCGATACGGGCGCAGTACCATCTGTCGCTTGCCGAAGCGCATCGTATTATCGGGTTGAATTTCCGGCGGAAGCTCAACTGTAAACTCGAACGGATCAAGATCAGTTTCAAGTGAAGGCAAGCTAAACGTCTTGGTGTCTTCGAGAACCACGTTCGTAGTGCGCGGCGACACAAGAATTAAATCGTCAACTTTCTTGAGAATCCGATCACTTACACGCTCGGGCAGCATCAAGTAACCGCCTTCGTCGGCTTTCGTGATTTGCAACGAGCGCAATTCAGGAGGAGCCGACGACAACGGAGCGCGGTTCTTGAACACCCACATCAGCGCTTCGATTTGTCGCTTCTCAGTTTCATTCACTGCACCAGTTTCTTGGAACTGAGTGCGCAAGTGAGCGGGGACTGCTTCGACGGAGCGTTGTTCAGTTTCAAGACACCGCCAGAGCGCTTCGCGAGCTTCAATGTCTTGTGACATTTTGCCAACGTCGGCAGTAATCTTGTCGAATTTCTGCCGTTCTTCGACAGTAAATTCTCGGTTTTCTGATTTGGCTTTTGACGCCAAATCGAGCGCTTCTTGAGCAATCGTTTTGCGCTTTTCACGAAGCTCGACAACTTCGCTATAGGCCGCTGGAGATACCATCATTTCACCCATTTAGTAAGAGAAAAGAGTTCTTCGTCTGTTGGCAGTGGAGCAGTTTTAACAAGTTCTTTTACGCGCTTGGCGTAATAAGCATCAAGATCATCGAAACTGCGCTTAACAGTTACGCTTGTTGTATCATAGACTGGATAAGGCGTTAACGAGATTTCTACAAGTTTTGCGCGGAGAACAGTTCGGTTGTAGCCGTAGTCTCCCAAGTCTTCCCATTTGTCTTCCAAAACGTTCATGCCAACGCTGACGCCTTGGCAATTCTGGCACTTCACTTGCTCCCAAACGTCTCGCCCAAGTGTTGTATTTGGTAGCACGAGTTCAAAAGCAAGTCCCTCGTCTCTGTTTTCTAACTTGAGACTTCCTGTCGAGGAGCGGCCAAGCAAGTTGGCTGGATCGTGCATCCAGAGCGCAAAAATTTCATCTTCACCAAAGTTGCTGAAGCACTTAGGAGCAAGTTGTTCAGTGAACCGAGACTTCCCACTAACTACGGCTCTTTTGTTGTATGGCGCTGCTACACCGGCCACCACGTTTTTGCCGTCAGTTTCTTGAGATCTTATCTCGAAACTGATTGATCGGATTTCAAGCATTTGTTTCTCCAGACTTGCGTTGCACAACAACAACGTCTCGGAAAATCTCCGATACAAGTTTTTTAAGATCTCCCTCGTCCGCTGTCGGCATCATCAGCCTTGCAATTACAAGCGCTGCTGTTTCTGTCATGTTGGGGTCGCTAGCAAGCGACACGAGCTGACTAATAGTTGCTGGTTGCACGGGCGTTGAAGGGTCGGTATCTCCGATGACCTTCATCGTGCTGGGTGCCAAGCGCTGATCGCCGTACTTGTCGATGATGACTGGAAGCCCTTCCTCACGCAAACAGTCGTTTAACGTGAGCAAGCCCATGTTTCTCCCTCGGTTGTAAACATCATAGCGGTTCATTTGTGTCATAGCAAGAATTTTCTTCTTGCCAAATGTAATCGCGTATGACGTTCTGTCAGCCTTGGCGAGAGTTTTGCGCTCAAGAGGTTCGACGACACGCTGCATCCAGGGCTGTAAGGAGAACGTAAGGAACTGAACGTATTGTTCTTCTGCGCTCTGGCCAGATCCTGTTGAAGTTTCTCCCAACATAAATGGCGGGATGTTGAGCCATCTCGCCATCTCCTTGACTGTAAATTGGCGAGATTGGAGCAACTGCGCATCGTCAGGGTTGATCGACAAAGGAGTAAATGTCATACCTTCGTCGAGGATGACAATTCCTCTTCCTTCTCCGCGCTCAGTTCTGTAGACGCTCTTGTTACCCGCTTGCTCATTAACACTTGCTTTGATGTTAGCTTTAGCAGGAGTGCCAGAGAGTTTTGCTGGGTGTGAGATAAACCCCATCGGGATTGTGTCGCCAGCAAATGTCTCAGAAGCAGATTTGTCTGCTGCAACTGCGCTTCCGATTGATTCACGAGCAAAGTCAAGCAAGCCTTTGCCGCGCAAGCCATTGTATGCCCAAGCGGCAAAATGAATTACTTCATCGTCTTCTAGCTCGGTATATCTCTGGCCATTTAATGCGCCTTCC